CCACAATTTTCGTAGGGTCTTTGCAATACCCACAATTTTCGAAGGGTTTCTCGGAATACCCACAATTCTGGTAGGGTTATTAATTTTTAACCCCACCCAAAAAAACTTGCCCGTGTCGTGCGAGTAGTAATTGATCCTAAAGGATAATTTCAAATTAAAGCGGTTTATAATCATATTCTAAAATTAAAAATTTGTCAAATATAAAAAATAAAAAAGGAGTATTTCTAGAATACCCCCCCTTTATAAAATATCGCTAAATCTAGAAAATTATAGTAGAAAAAAATAGAGGGTATATCATCATAAGACTATCCAATGATATTTGTCCGCATCTATTTAAATATGTAGGTAAGTGTTTGAAGTAATGAAGTTAATGAACTACATTTATAAGCAGTTTTAAGTGTGGGTATATCATCATGATAAAGTAGACTACCCTACTCTATTGAATAACATGCTTAACTTGTCCGCATCTTTAACAGTCTTTAACATATATTAATATTGTATATACTGTGTATTATTATTATTAACAACTTTAACATAGTATTTATAGTTATTTAAATAATATATATAATATATATAATATATATAGTCCCTTTGCTTGTTAAAGAGAATCGTAGCATATTTCAAAAAGGTTTACAAGACTAAAATTAAAAATAAAATGCTTGTCTTACTCTTTGGTTTGGTCTACCCTACAAGTAGTCGGGTTTGGTCTTAATAATTAAAGGTAATCAAATTATGAAAAATAGTACTTTAGAATTACAAGACGAACTTGACTCTTATGATGTAGATAATTCTCTTACAGCAGTTGCAGCTTGTTCTGAACTAAAAGATTTAAAATCTTATAAAGATATTATAACGCGTAAACATAATATCAGTTCTGTAGCATCAGCTAAGTTAATTTCAAATACAATATTTGAACTACAATCTTTTATCGCATTTACTCCAGCTATGACTCGTCCTACAGAAGCTGGTGAACTTCTTCGTACAACCTATATAGAATCTCTAGAAACATTATATCTATTTAGAGATATTCTAATTGGTATGCATAAAGACGATGAAGGTTATCAGGACGTAAAAATAGTAATGGATAATAAAGAAAATGACATCTTCGACTAATACTGAATCTATTATAAATTCATCAGATATTCAAAGTTACGGTAATTTAAAAAAATCTCTTACAGATTATGTTTATACTAAATCAAATGAAGACTTCTTAACTTTTGTAAGAAAAGAAGCTCCTAAAATTGTACCTGAGTTTAAGATGGGTAGGCATATTCAAGTTCTTTGTCATAAGCTGCAGCAAGTAGTAGATGGTAAATGTAATCGATTAATGGTCTTCCTACCACCGAGATCAAGTAAATCAGTAATCTGTTCTAAACTATTTCCAGCATGGTATATTGGTCGTAATCCTTCTCATGAGATTATGTCAGTCTCTCACAGTGATCAACTAGCTTCTGACTTTGGTAGATCAGTAAGGGACATTGTAAACTCAGAAGACTACAGTAAAATATTTAATGGAATACGATTAAGATCAGATGTTAAGGCTGCAGGTAAATGGAAGACGAATAAGAATGGGTCTTACTATGCAGCTGGTGTAAGATCACAGATTGCAGGTAGGGGCGCTCACATTGCTCTCTTAGATGACGTGATGTCAGAAGAAGATGCAATTAGTGAGAACGGTAGACGGTATATTAAAGAATGGTATCCATCTGGCTTACGAACTCGTGTAATGCCTAATGGTGCAATTATTATTATTAATACTCGTTATCACTTTGATGACATCTGTGGGTGGCTTTTAAAACAAGAACAAGAATTAGAAATGGATAATAAATGGGATGTAATCCGCATTCCAGCATGGTTAGATGAAGAATCAGCAGAACTGTTAGACTTACCAGTTGGCTCATCGTATTTTCCAGAGTGGAAACCAGATAGTGTTTTAAGAATTGATGAACAAGAAATTAAAGCATCTAACGGTAGCAGATACTGGAATGCTTTATACATGCAAGACCCACAACCAGATGAAGGTGGGATCATTAAAAAGAAATGGTTTAAGACATGGGAATATGAAGACCCTCCAGCTTGTGACTTTATTCTTCAAACTTATGATACGGCATTCAGTACTAAGTCAACGGCTGACAATAGTGTAATTCAGACATGGGGTATCTTTACTTCAATGGATGAAGATGTTAATGGATATGAACAACCAACTGGTAATTTAATTTTATTATCTAATGTTTATGGTAGATATGAATATCCTGAACTTCGTAGACTAGCTCAAGAAATGTATGCTGAATATAAACCTGATGTCTGTGTAGTTGAAAAGAAAGCAAGTGGTCAATCATTGATTCAAGACATGCGAAGATCACGTATTCCAATCTTAGAGTACATGCCAGATAGGGATAAAGTCTCACGGGTCTACGCTGCGTCTCCCTACTTAGAAGCAGGTAAAGTGTGGCTACCTGATACTGAATGGGCTGATGCTTTATTTATGGAATCAATTCAATTTCCAAATGCAGCACATGACGATATGGTTGACTGCATGACAATGGCAATTATTTACATGAGAGATAGTTGGAATTTAATACATCCTGATGATATTGATCATGAAGACTATGATGATTTTGGATATAAAAAACGTAAAAGAGCTTATTGGAGAGTTTAAGTTTGTCTATTAGTTGAAATCTCTTTATACTAACCATTAAATTACTTTATTTTTTTACTGTCCATCAGGAGAATAGCATTGGCTACAGAACGAAACCCTTTTGAAATGAATATGAACTCTACTACAAATAATAATATTATTGAATTAGATGTAGGAGAACCTGATTCTGAAGCTACATTTGAATATGATGCTAATGATGGAAGTGTAGTTGTTGACTTCTCAATTGAAGCAGGAGATAACCCATCTGTTAATTATAGTGATCCTGCAGGTTTCTATAAAAACTTAGTCAATGAACTTGATGATGACAACTTAGAAGATATTGCAGAACAAGTTATTAATTCCTATGAAGCTGATTTAGAGTCCCGTGCTGAATGGGAAGATATGTTCACAAGTGGTTTAGATTTATTAGGTCTTAAACTTGAAGAGACTAATGAACCATTTGAAGGTGCATGTACTGCAGTTCATCCACTATTGATTGAATCTGCAGTCTCCTTCCAATCTAAAGCAAGTGCAGAACTATTTCCTGCAGGTGGTCCAGTTAAAGCTCAAGTATTGGGTAAGATTACTACTGAAAAACAAGATCAAGCTAATCGTGTTCAGGAGTACATGAACTACCAGTTAACTGAGCTTATGCCTGAGTACTTTGATGAAATGGAGCGTATGCTCTTTCATCTCCCACTCTTCGGTTCAAGTTTTAAAAAGATGTACTATGATAATGGTATGGATCGTCCAGTCAGTGAGTTCGTTCCTATTGATCAATTTGTAGTATCTAATTTCGCAGTTAACTTACGAAGTGCAGACAGATACACTCAAGTGCTTTACCGCAGCCCAATCCAACTTGAACGTGAGATTGCAGGTGGCATGTATGAAGCATCTGATAAGCTATTAGAAAATCCTGAAGTTCCTAATCTTTCTCCGCTTCGTACTAAGATGAACTCAGTTACAGGCGTGTCTCCAACAAGTTCTGACTTTGATGGTCAGTATACTTTACTTGAACAACACTGCTATTTAGATATTGAAGATTTAGAAGATGATACAAATCTAACTCTTCCGTATATTGTAACAATTGATATGGATAGCAGAGCAGTTCTCTCAATTCGTCGTAACTATGATCCTGATGATCCACAACGGAAAAAGAAACTATTCTTTACGCACTATCGTTTTGTTCCTGCATTAGGATTCTACGGTATCGGTTATATTCATATGTTGGGTAACTTAACTGCATCTGCAACATCAGCAATGCGTAGTCTACTTGATGCAGGTCAGTTTGCTAACTTACCAGCTGGTTTCCGTGCTAAAGGTGTTCGTATCACTGGTGATAATGATCCTATAGCTCCCGGCGAGTTTAAAGAAGTTGAAGCAACTGGAATGGACCTTTCAAAGTCAATTGTTCCATTGCCATACAAAGAACCATCACAAACTCTTTTTGCTATGCTTCAGTTTGTAGCATCAACTGGGCAGAAGTTTGCAGATAACACAGAACAAGTAATTAGTGATGCAGCTTCTTATGGTCCAGTAGGGACTACAATGGCATTGCTAGAAGCTTCAAGTAAGTTTTTCTCTGCAATCCATAAGCGTCTACATCATGCTCAACGTGAAGAGCTTAAAATTCTAGCTCGAATTAACTATGAGTCAATGCCTGTTGACTATCCGTTTAAGATGGCAGGGGATGAGATTCAAGTCTTACGTAAAGACTTTGATGGTCGTATTGATATTCTTCCTGTATCTGATCCTAACATTCCATCTTCAGCGCATCGTATGATGATGGCTCAAATGGCATTACAGATGGCTCAACAAGCGCCACCGGGAATGTATAATACTGAAGAGCTACATAAAACTATTTTGAAAGCGGCTCATATTCCTAATCTAGATTTAATTATTCCATCTAAGCCCCAGCCGCAACCTCTTGATCCTGTCTCTGATATCTTAGCCGCATCTAAAGGAATAGCTATTCGTGCTTTTGCAGGACAGGATCATGATGCTCATGTCCAAGTTAAAATGGCTTACATGCAAGACCCTGCTAATGGAGCAAATCCAATTATGCAGCGTATTGTTCCAATCTTGTCTTCTAACATTCAAGAGCATTCGGTAATGAAGTATCAAGAACAAATGAATGGTGTAACTCAACAGATGCTACAGGGGCAAGAAAACGTCTCTCCACAAGCTGTAGAGCAAGCTATGATACAAGCTGCCCAAAAAGTGCTAGTTGCTAACCAGCAAGCTGCTAAAGGCCCACAAACACCAGAAGAGCAAATGGTTATGATGGAAGGTCGTCGTATTGATCTTGAAGAGCGTAAACTTCAAGTTCAAATGGCTAAAGATAATTCTCAAAGTATACTTAAAGATCGTCAACTTCAATCTCAAATGGCTAAAGAAAATGCTGAAAGTACTCTTAAAAACCGTGAGCTTGATATTAAAGAACGTGAACTTGCTTTGGAAGCCTACATTGAAGGTGCAACTAACTTAATGAAAGCTGAAGAAAATGATAAAGATCGTCAGCTTAAACAAATCCAAGAAGCTCTGAAAATGTTAAGTGAGTTAGCTAAACAAGATAAAACAATTGACTTGCAAAAAGGTATGGCAGTCTTTAAACTAATGGAAGATGAACTTAAAGATGTTCGTAAAGCTGCTTTAACAAATAATTCTTAAAAGGAGAATATTTAAAATGGAATATAAATCAAATGGAACGGGTTGTGGGGATACTGCTAAAATTCCTACAGACCAATTTACAGTGCGAGCTAACAAAGGTGTTCTAAATAATTTTGATAAGTCTTCTTATCAGGTTCCTACATCTTCAAAAGGTAGCTCCTCTAAATAAGGAATTAAACTTTGATATTAACGACTGACATCCGTAGAGGTGTTGAAGAAAAAATTAAAGATGTAAAAAATTCGCTTGCATCAGGCTCCGCTTCAGATTATCCTGAGTATCGGTACATCGTAGGCTACTTAGCTGGTCTTACAGATGGTGCTGATATTTCCGTCGAAATATTAAATCGACGTTTAAAAATTGATAACGATGAAGAGGATTTTAAATAAAACAATGCAACATCAAACAATGAGCAAAGCATTAAAAAATGACGAATGGATTGCAGATATTGACGTACCTGATCCTAAAGTACTTCCGAAACTAACTGGTTTTCATGTTCTAGTAAGACCAGTTTCAGTTAAACGCCAAACTAAAGGTGGGATTATCCTACCTGACTCAACGCGTGATGATATCGCGTACCTTACAACAGTAGGGCGAGTTGTGGCTTTGGGTGATTTAGCTTACGAAGATAAAAGTAAATTTCCAAAAGGTCCGTGGTGCAACGTAGGAGATTACGTTAGCTACGGTAAACACTCAGGAGTTAAACTAATCTATAAGGGTGTTAAACTCCTTCTTATCTTTGATGATCAAGTTATTATGACTGTTAGTGATCCTACTGATTTGGATACGTCTTATAACTTATCAACTGGTGGATAATATTTAAATTTGTATACTTTTAGAATACATTGTATTTTAAAGGATAGTAGCGTAACCGACCATTTCGCAATGGCGTACAGGAGAAAATAAATGGCTGAAGAAGCTGTTAACTACGAAGTTGAAGACTCAGAAGATTGGGGTAAAATTACACCTCCAGAAAAAACTGAAAAAGTTGCTGTTGAATATGAAGTTGAAGGTGAAGAAGATAATACTAATGAAAAAGTAGAGTCAGCGCCTAAACAAGAAGAAACAGCTACTGAAGAACCTTTAGAAGAACAAGCAACTGAATTAAAAGGTGTTGAAACTAAAGGTGCACAAAAACGTATCAGACAATTAATTAAGCAGCGAAAAGATCGTGAAGATCGTATTGGAGAACTTGAAGCACGAGTTACTGAATACGAAAATAAGCTTAAACAAAAAGATAATGAAATTGTTAGTACGTATAAAAAGAATTTAGACTCTAACGAAGTACAAGTTAATGACCAAATTAAACTCGCTGAAGGAGCTTATCGTAAAGCTCTAGAAAGTGGGGAAGCTGATGAAATTGTTATTGCACAACGACAATTAAATCGAGCAGAGTTGCAGCTTGATAATCTAACTAAAGCTAAGACTGCTTATTCAGATTATGAAGCTAATAATCCACAACCTGTTCAGCAACAACAACAGCAACAAGTTCCTCAACAGTCAACTCCTAATCCTGCAAACTATGATCCTAAAGCAGTAGAATGGGCAACACAAAATGACTGGTTTGGTCAAGATCAAATTATGACCGCAGCTGCAATTGCAATTGATGAGCAGCTTAAAGGCGAAGGATTTGATCCTACTGACGATGAGTTTTATGAAGAAATTGATCAACGTCTTCAACAATCTTTTCCTAAGAAATTTAAAAAACAGGCAAAGGTAGTAGAAGAAGAAGCAGATCAAGAAGCGGAAGTAAGGGAACCGAAACAACCCTCTCAAGTGGTAAGTGGAGCATCACGCACTGTCGCTAACCCTAAAACAAACAGGCCAAATAAAGTTAAGCTAACGCGAGACGATATTGAAATGGCTAATCGTTGGGGTATTCCTCTTGAACGGTATGCAGAACAAAAGCTAGTTGCTGATAAAGCAGAAGGCGAGTATACCACAATTATTACATCTAAGCGTGGAGGCTAAAAATATTATGACACGTAACACATTAAAACAAGCACGTAGTGAGACAAACCGTGAAACTGAACAGCGTTCTTATGAAGAGTATACCTTTGAAGAACCAGACTATCTTGCAATTCCAGATATAATCAAAGACCGTTTTGCTGATGAAGGAATGATACTTCGGTGGTTGCGTATTGAAATACGCGGTAAAGAAGACATTCAGAATGTAGGAAAACGACTTCAAGATGGTTGGGTGTTTGTAACACCTGAAGAAGTTCCCGAAATGTCACACAATTCTCTCGTGAAGAATGAAGGCCGTTATGCAGGTACAGTCTGTCGTGGAGACTTAGCACTTGCTAAAATGCCAGCTGGTAAGGCAGAGGCTCGAAAAAGGTATTATGAAGATCGTAGTCGTGAAATGATGGATGCAGTTAACGCTCAACTTGAAAATCAAAACGATTCTCGTATGCCAATTTCAAACTCAAGTAAATCATCGGTTGTTCAGGGACGTGCGCCTAACTTTCAAAAGTAAAGGTAACACTGTTGTTGATCAATTATTTTGTCATGGTAATTTTAATTAAGGAGAACTAAAATGGCTCTATCTAAAGCTCTTGATGGTTTCCGTCCTTCACGTCAAAAAGGTTCTGCTACCAATTCTTCAGGTGTTAGTGAATACTCTATCGCTTCTGGTTATGCAGCAAACATTTTTAACGGTGACGTTGTAACCATTAATGTTGGTAAGGTCGAAGTTGTAACAACTGTCGGTCTTGGTAACGATATTCCTCTTGGTGTTTTTGCAGGGTGTACTTATACTCAAAATGGTGCACCTGTTTTTGCAAAATATTGGCCCGCAAGTACATCTGCTTCTGACATTGTAGCATTTGTAAATGACGACCAAAACACTACTTTTATTGCTCAAGCTGATGCTGCAGTTACAGTAGGTGATGTTTATTCCACCACCTTTAACGTAACTCTTGGTACAGGTTCTACATATACTGGTCAATCCGGTCATGGTATTGCTGCCGCTACTCGTGGTGACGATGGTATGCTAACCGTATTGGGTGCATTTAAAGAACCGGGTAATGCTCTTGGAGATACAAATCCACGGGTTGAAATCATCTGGAAACAGCATGTTAACGCTTATCCAACTGTCGGAATTTCCGCAGGTTAATGAAAGGGAGATAAATAAATGGCTATTAATCGCAGTAGTATTGCAAAACAACTCCTTCCCGGACTTAATGAGATTTTCGGTATTTCTTATGGTGAAGTAAACGACGAACATGCTCCACTCTATGAAATCGAAAACTCAGATCGTGCATTTGAGGAAGAAGTTCTATTCACCGGCTTCGGCTCTGCCCCTACTAAATCAGAAGGTTCAGCAGTCCAGTATGACAACGCACAAGAAGGTTACACAGCCCGTTACACAATGGAAACTGTAGCTCTTGCGTTTGCTATCACTGAAGAAGCTATGGAAGACAACCTATATGACACCTTCTCGAAGGTTCGTGCTAAAGGTCTAGCTCGTGCTATGGCTAACACCAAACAGGTTAAAGCTGCAGACGTATTTAACAATGCGTTTTCTACAAGCTATAACGGTGGTGACGGTCAACCTTTGATTTCAGCTACTCACCCAACTATTGGTGATGGAAATCAATCTAACACTGTAGGAGCAACTGATTTCTCAGAAGCTGCTCTTGAAACCGCAACGATTGCAGTAACTAAAATTAAGGATGATCGTGGTATTTTGATCGGTGCTTCAACTGAATCACTTCACATTCCATCTGATCTTATCTATACTGCAGATCAAGTACTTAACTCGCCGGGTACAACGGTTGCAGGTGGTTCATCTGCATACGCACAGAACAACATCAATGCAATTCGCAATCAGTCTGTTGTTTCTGATGGGTTCTATGTTAACCGTCGCTTTACGGATACCAACGCATGGTTCCTAAAGACTGACGTTCCTAATGGTACGAAGATGTTCGTTCGCGTTCCTCTCCAAACCAAAATGGAGCCTGATTTCGATACGGGTAACATGCGCTTCAAGTCTCGTGAGCGTTATGCTTTCGGTTGGAGTGACTGGCGTCAGTGGCGCGGTGCTTCTGGTTCAAGCTGATACTGGAAGTTACAATCTAGACGATTTCTAAATCGTTCTAAAAAAGTTAAATTGAAAGAGCTTCTTCGGAGGCTCTTTCTTTTTTTCTTTGTTTGTTTAAATCCTTTTATACTACTATAATTAAATTTAACGATGCTATATAATTATAATAGACTTTAAAGGAGATGTAATTGTGACAACAAATATTCGTTCAGCTTTTCTTGTAGGTAGTGGAGTACTTGTAGACATTACTACAAGTGTTACAGTTGCTGACACTCGTATTCGATCTATTCATGCTACTGGTTCAGGCATCTATGTTTTAGATGGAACTTCTACAACTGCATTAGGAACAATTGCAGGAAACATTGTTAAGTTTGATGTAACTGGATCAGCTTATTTAGATTGGACTGATTTAGGTGTGCGTATGGATGGTCTTGTTTCAGTAACAGCGCCTACATCTGCAGCAACTCTTACAGTATTCTACGGATAACATATAAATGACCGATTATACTTATCTTGTAAATGATATTATCAGTGCGTGTGAAAATGATGGAACTGAGTTTTTAGCTTATGTTCCTAACATGGTCAATCGTTCTGAAGAAAGACTAACGCGAGATTTAGATGATTATGGTTTAGTTGTTCAAACATCAATTGCAGTTTCTGCTAGTAATGCAGAAATCACTCTTCCTACTGGTACACGCATCGTAAAGAATTTTAATCTGATTAATAACGGTTCTAAAATTAATTTATTGTTAAAGACTGATGAGTTTTTAAATGCAGTATGGCCTACAAGTGCTTCAACTGAAGTACCAAGATATTACTCACGAGTTACAGATACTCGTGTACGTCTTGCACCTACACCTGCTTCAACATCAGACGGTATTTTAATGACTGTTGCTAGACCTGTAACCTTAACATCTGCAAACCCCACTAATTATTTTACTGAGATTTGTTATGATGCTTTATTTAATGCTTCAATGGTTGAAGCTATGGTGTTCACTAAAAACTTTTCGGCAGTTCAGCTATTTGAGCAAAGATACATGCAAGCTGTTGAGACACTACGAAATCAAGCTCGCCGTACTCGTAGAGACGATATGGCTGCTCCTGCATCACCAGCAGGTGCTGACAACACAGTAATTGCGTATTCTAATTAACATTAATTTAAAGGAGATTTAAAAATGGCTCGTAACTCAAGAAATCGAAGCAAGAAAAAGAAACCTGTAATGGCTGAAGATGTTTTAGATAACGGACTTTTTGGTTTAGGTGGTTTTCCTTCTAAAGAAAAAGAACGTCGGCGTAAAGGTAATAAAGCTTATTCGTCTGAAGATGCCAAAAAAGCTCGGCAAGATCAAAATACTACTAAATCTAAACCACCTGCTGCTTCTGCTAAACCAGCTGCTACTTCTGCTAAACCAGCTGCTACTTCTGCTAAACCAGCTGCTACTTCTGCTAAACCATCTGCTACTTCTCCTAAAACAAAATCTTATACAATTAAAAAGGGAGATACTATTAGTGAGCTTGCTAAAATATACGGTACTACTGTTGGTAGACTACTGAAGGCAAACCCTTCAATTAAAGATGCTAACTCTATTCGTGTAGGACAAACAATTAAAGTTAATCCTTTATCTCGTAAAAACGATGAGGGAATATATTCAGGAACTCCTAAAAGTGTTTTTAAAAAGCCATCAACCTCTAAAGAAAATACTAAAATATCAAATGAAGAGAAACCAGCTAAGAAAAAACGTGATCGTTTATTTGGTTTAAAATCTATGCCTCAAATTGATTCTAAAAAAGGTGGAGATAAAGTTAACTTACCGTTTGGTTTAGGTTCATATGAAACTCTTCCACAAGAAGAAGATTATTCTAAAAATAAAAAAGGTGGAAGTATTAAACGTCAAAGTGGTGGTAGGATGCGTAAAGCTGGCTGCAAACGTGGTATGGGTAAAGCACTGAGAGGATATTAAAATGGCTCCAATTATTATTGCATTAGGAGGCACTCTTTTAAGGGTAGCCGCTAAACATCTTCCTAAGTACTTAAAACAGGGAGCTAAAAAGATTGATAAACCTACAATGAGTCAAAGGAAAAAAGCAGTTCCTGCAGAGCCTATGAAGCCTAAACCAAAACCTCAAAAAGGTTCTCCTGAAGATGTAGCACGACAAGATCGTTTATCCCAAGCTAGACGTATGGATAAGGATATTGCTGATCAGAAAAAAGGAGGGAACTTTGGTTTTCCTAAAAAAGATACAAAAACTAGTTCTTTAGCTAAAAATAATGAATCAGTTAAACCAAAAGAATTAAATCCTCTTAAAGATTTAACATTTAAAAAAGGTGGTCGAATTAAACGTAAAGCTGGTTGCAGTAAAGGTTACGGTAAAGCACTGAGAGGTTACTAATGGCTTGTGAAACTTGTAACTGTAAATGTAAAAACTGTAATCCAGAAACTTGTAAATGTACTTGCAATAAACCAGTAGAGAAAAAATAATGGTTTTAAAGAAAAAGAAATCAACAGTTAATAAAGCAGGTAATTATACTAAACCTACTATGCGTAAAAGATTATTTGAATCAATTAAAGCTGGAACTAAAGGCGGTAAAGCAGGTCAATGGTCAGCACGTAAAGCTCAACTATTAGCCAGTAAATATAAAAAAGCTGGTGGAGGATATAAATCATGAAAAAATTATTAACAAAATTATCACCTATTGGAATGCTTATGGATGATCCAGATAAATTAAAATATGTATCTCCTATAGCTATGTTATTGTCTTCTGGAAATAAAGATAAAGATAATAAAAATCAAACTAATCAAGTAACACGTCAAACAGAACAAGCTAAACAACAAAGTTTTAAAAAAGGTGGAAAAATTAAGAAAAAATTAAAAAATAATCCTGATAAAGGAATGGAAGCTGATACTACTCCACCAACACCTATAGACATTTATGAGGATATGCGTCCAGTAACTGGTAAGGAATCACCACAAGTTCAGGGCTTTGGTAAAGCTCGTAAACCAATAAGGTAATAAAAATATGTCACTTGCTAGTAGTGTAACAAGATGGGGAAGAAACGAGCCTTTTGAATTACAGGTTTCTCGTAATCAAATCCCATATCATAAACGTGTTTTTAAATTTGGTTTTAATCCTGATATAAATGGAACTGAAGAAACTGTTTGGGATGTAGGTGGTATATACACTTATCCTACTAGTGCTATAGCTATGACAGCTACAACAACTGCTGGAACACCTGCAGATGATAATGGTGTTTTAGTTACAATTGAAGGTCTTGATGCTGATTACAATGAAGTAAGTGAAGAAGTTACACTTGCAGGAGCAGGGACTGCAACTACAACACAAACATTTTTACGAGTGTATAGAGCTTTTGTAAGTGGGTCACAAGAACCAACTGGAACAATTAATATTGCTAATGGTGGAACTACATATGCTAGAATTACATTAGGCGTAAATCAAACTTTAATGGCATTATGGACAGTTCCTGCTGGATATACAGCTTATATAAATCATATTAATATTGCATCAGGTACAGCTAATATAAATCAGTATATTACAGCAAGTTTTATATCTCGTGAAATTAATAAAGTTTTTAGAGTACAACTTAAACAAACTATAGGTAGGAGTGGTGTTGCTGATTTTGTTATAGAATATCCTTTACCTTTTGAAGAAAAAACAGATTTAGAAGTTAGAGCAGTGAGTTCTGGTACTAATAACTTAGTATCTTCTGATTTTGAAATTCTTTATGTTAAAAATAATCCAGAAGAGTAATATAACTTATGGCTTTAAAAAAATCTCAGAAAAGTTTAAAATCTTGGACTAAGCAAAAATGGCGTACTAAGTCAGGTAAGCCTTCAAGTAAAACTGGAGAAAGGTATTTACCTGCAAAAGCAATTAAATCTTTATCCTCTAAAGAGTATGCAGCTACAACTAAAGCTAAACGTGCAGGAACTAAAGCAGGAAAACAATTTGTAAAGCAACCTAAAACTATAGCTAAAAAAACTAGAAAATATAGAAAGGTTAAATAATGCCAATATCTCGTTCAAGTATTCCAATGCAGATTAGTAGACCGCCTATGAAGAATAAAAATAAAAAGAAAAAACAAACTAAGAAAATGATTACAAAACGGAGAGTTTCCAATGGCAGAAGACCCTAAAAAAGCTAAACTAAAACGATATGGTTTAAGTGGATTAAATAAACCAAAACGTACTCCAAGCCATCCTACTAAAAAAGGAATTGTGGCTGTTAGTGATGGAGACAAAATTAAAATTATTCGCTTTGGTGATCAAAAGATGGGTCATAATTATTCACCTGAAGCTCGTAAATCTTTTAAAGCTAGACACGGTAAGAATATTGCAAAAGGTAAAACAAGTGCTGCGTATTGGGCTGATAAATTTTTCTGGGCAGGTTCAAAAGGGTCTAAAAAATCTCCTCCTAAAGGTCAAAAGTTAGTTCGTGGAATTAAACGTAAATAAAGGATTTTTAAATTATGCCCAGTTCTCCTACGTATAAAAGAAACTATAAACAAGAAAATAAATATAAAAGTAAACCAGAACAAATTAAAAAACGTACCCAAAGAAATGCTGCTCGTGCTAAACTTATGAAAGCAGGACTTGTTAAAAAAGGTGATGGTAAAGATGTAGATCATAAGAATAGGCGTACATCTAATAATTCTAAAAGTAATTTACGAGTTGTTCCTGCTAAAGTTAATCGTTCATTTAAAAGAGCAGGTAAAAAGTATGGTAACGGTAAAAGGAAATAAACATGGCTACTAGCGGTACATATAACTTTAATCTGGATGTAGATACAATCATTCAAGAAGCTAGTGAGCTTATTGGTGGTGAAGTTGTACTCGGTAATGAAGTAACGTCAGCTAAACGATCCATTAATCTTGTACTTACAGATTGGCAGAATCGAAGCATTAACTTATGGACTGTGAAAACTACAGCTATTTCAGTTACAACATCGGTTACCTCTTATGCATTAACATCTTCTACAATTGATATTTTAGAAGCAGTTGTTAATAGAGATGATCGTGATCTTGGAATGATTCGTATTTCAATGGAAGAATATTTACAGATTAATAATAAATCTCAAACTGGAAGACCTTCTCAATACGCAATTCGTAGAGGAAGAGATAATCCAGAAATGTTTGTATATCCTATTCCTGAAAACTCAACTGATATGTTAAAACTAGAACAGATTCATAAGATTCAAGATGTTGAAAATGTTATAGCTGAAAACGTAGATATTCCAACTCGTTTTTTACCCTGTCTGACAATGGGACTTGCTTACTATATGGCAATGAAACGACCTAATGTAGCAAATGAACGTATTGGTTTACTTAAACAGAATTATGAAGAATTACTCAGTAATGCTCAAATGGAAGACCGTGAACGTACAAGTTTATTTTTCAAACCAAAATTAAGTAGGGTATAATAAAGTCTAATGGCAAGTGATAAACATGCAGTAGGTTTATGTGATATATGCGGTTGGAGATATCCTCTTCGAGAGTTAAAGTATAACTCATATAAATTACGTGTATGCCCAACAGATTTTGAAGGTGCATTTGATTTAGTTAATCACCCACAGAATTTCACTGCTAACTTAAAAGATAATGAGACAATTCGTGATCCAAGACCTGATCCTAATATTGATCGTAATTTAGAATGGCAGCTTGTAAGTACGAATTGGGAAGATATCAATACTGATTGGCAGAACATTTAAGGAGTAATAATGTCTACGTTTACCGGAAGAACAATCGCAAATACCTATAAAGGTCTGCTTAATATTGATAACGATAATAGCGGTATTGATACAACTGTCCGTACTGTCCAAGACGGTGAAGGTACTGCTTCTCCATTACAACTTTCTAATTCAATATTAAATGTTAACGGAGATTTCCAAATTGGCGGTGTTCAACTAACTGCTAATGTTTCTAGTTTAAATGCTTTGGCTGATATTACAGGCGCTACTGGTATGATTGCCGTAGACGGTGGAACTGCTTATGGTAGAACATTAACTGGTGGTGCAGGAGTTTCAATTACAAATGCAAATGGTACGTCTGGTAATCCTACTATTGCTCTTAACACTACTGGAGTTAGCGCAGCTACATATGGCCCTGTATCTCTTATAACTGTTAACTCTGTAGGACAAGTTACAAGTGCTACTATTCCTACAAGTATTTCTGTAGCTGAAATTAGAGGCTCAACTTTTACAACTGAATATTTAAATGCATCATCTAATGTAAGTATTACAGGTAATACGCTTATTGCTGGAAGTTTAACTGTAAGCGGAACTACTTCAGTTTCTAATATTGTAGTTACTTCTATTGATGCAGGACAAATTAATTCAGCTATTGTTTCTTGTAGCATCATGACTGCTAACGTACTTAATGTTATTGGTTTTGGTACATCAGTAACTAACTTTACAGCTAATAACTTAGTTGTTCTTTCAAGTACTCAACTTACAGGAATGGTTAGTGCAGCTAATGCAGTATTCTCAGGAAACGTAAGCGCAGCTAATCTATATGCAGACACGAATATTTATATTGCAGGTGCTGCAATTCCAAATGCTACACAGATTACATCAGTTAATGATAGTATTACAGCACTGTCAGCTACAATGGCTACTAGCATTGGTACTGCCAATACTCGTATCACATCTGTAAGCGACTATGCTGTAGCTCTGTCAGCAACGATGGCTACAAGTATTGGCAACAGTAATACAGTAATTGCAGCTGTATCAGCACTTACATCTGTAAACTTAGCTGCAATTACGTCAATTAATGGAGTTATTGGCGATGGTACAGGGTTTGTAACTGATGCTGAACTTGCAGCTGTATCAGCAACACTAGCCACAAGTATTAGTAATAGTAACACTGCAATTACAGCACTATCAGCTACAATGGCTACAAGTATTGGAACTGCAAATACACGAATTACTTCAGTAAGTGATTTTGCAGTAGCTTTGTCAGCGACAATGGCTACAAGTATTGGAACTGCTAATACAAGAATTACATCTGTAAGCGATTTTGCAGTTGCATTATCTTCAACATTAGCAACTAGCATTGGTAATAGCAATACTGCAATTACAGCACTGTCAGCTACAATGGCTACTAGTATTGGTACTGCAAATACACGAATAACGTCCGTAAGTGACTATGCAGTAGCTCTGTCAGCAACGATGGCTACAAGTATAGCTTCTAGACTCCCACTAGCTGGTGGTACGATTACAGGCACTGTATCAGCACAAGAAGTTGATGTAAGTTCTTTAGGAATTGGGACAGTTGCAGGAGCTAAACGATTAACGATGAATGGAGCAGCTGTAGCTCAGTATGCTTCATTAACTGATGGTGCTACAATTGCAGTTAACTTTAATACTGCTCAGAACTTTATTGTTCAACTAGCAGGTAATAGAGCATTAGGAAATCCTACTAATTGTGTAGCAGGACAAACAGGAAGTATTATTATAGTTCAAGATGGAACAGGTGGTAGAACATTAAGTTATGGAACAAGTTGGGACTTTATAGGTGGTACTGCACCTACATTATCAACTGGTGTTTCAGCGGTAGATAGGATAGACTATATCGTATATACTTCAACTGCTGTTCAAGCAATTGCATCATTAGATATTAAATAAAAGATATAACGGAGAAAAAGTTACATGGTATTTTCTAATAACCTACTTTTAGGTGCAGTTTCAGCAGCAGCAGATGCTTATCTCATTGAACAATCGTTACTGTTTAACGACGACGACAGCGCGTACCTAAACCGCACACCTTCTGTTGCTGGTAATCGTAAGACTTGGACGTTTAGTGCTTGGGTGAAGCCAGCAAGATTTTCTGGTGGTAACCATTATATATTCAGTTCAAGCGTATTTGGTGATCTTACATCATTATACTTTGCTACAAATTCAGGTAACGCAGCGTTAAGTTTTCAGAACTATACTTCATCTTCCCAAACGATGTTGCTGACAACATCGGCTGTACTCCGTGATCCAGCTGCTTGGTATCATATCGTCGTAGCTGTAGATACAACACAGGCCACAAGCTCAGATAGGATTAAGATATACGTCAACGGCACACAGATAACCTCATTTTCTTCTTCGACCTACCCAAGCCTAAATGAAGATTTGTGGGTTAATGCTGTAAGCGAAGAGCATAACATTGGCGCACAAGTGAGCGGGGCAAACACTTTCGACGGACTCATGGCTCTCCCAATTCTCGTTGACGGCGCTGCATTAGCACCGACTGCTTTTGGTGAGACAGATGACGATGGATTTTGGAATCCTATAGAGTTTGAAGGTGAATACAATATTGCAGGTTCTACACCTACAGTAGCAAGTTCATCTGCGATATGGACGGGAGGTTCTGGCTGGACTTTCACAGCGGATGATATATCAGGAGCAGCTGGAGATAGTGCTGTTCGAACTTTAGATTATGCGTTCTCAGACGATTTCTCAGTTGAGTGGACACATAGAACAACAGCGAGTTCTTCATACACATTTGGGGTTTATCCGACAGCAAGTGATGGTTCGTTTAATAGCGCCGCTTATGCCGCTGGTGTATTCTATACCACAGGACTAACAACGTCCTTTTCTGTGAGATTGGATAGCCCGACAACATTCTCTCTTTGGGGCGGCACTTCCGCTGAACAATCCAGTATCGCCATAGCAGATAATGATGTGATTAAGTTTGAGCGCGTAGGTAGTACGTTCAAGGTGTATAAGAACGCATCCTTAATTCGGACAATGACATTCACAAGTACCTCACAAATGCGTATAGCTTTAGGTAAAGGTAATGTAGCTGATCTTGAGGCTGTATCGTTTGATTATGAGATTGTTGCAGGAACTAACGGCTTCCAGTTGGACTACGCAGATACAACGTTTTTTGGTAAGAATGTATCTGGTACGGACGATCAGGCTGCACTCTCTTCTGCTGCTCCTGCTGCAACAGCTTGGCTAAATATTACTGGTGCATGGACTATGGGAAGTGGGACAGCTTCTCGTACCACAACAGTTAATGCAATTCGTTCTGCGTCTGTGTTTACTGGTGACTTCTCTCTCGCCCTGACTATGGCATCTGGAGCTACTGCTGCTCGTATTGGTGTTTACGCTGCTAATGAAGATAGCACGTTTGTATCTTCAGGGGCTGACAGTGCTGGCATGGACAGTATGACCAATAGTTTCTATGCAAACTTTGGTGCAGCGAGCTTTTATAAAGGCTCAAGCACAACCGCTTCTGTCTCTCAAACAAATGGTGCAATCACCATCACACGGGTCAGCGGAACAATTACAATTAACACGGCTGGCGGCAACCACACGTTCTCAGCAACATACACAGGGCCGATGCGCTTTGTTTTAGCTGGCGGCGGAGCAACAATGTCATTCACCGGAATTGCATACACAGCAGACGGTCAAGCTGGAACCAGCTATTTTGATACTAACTTCACCACATCCGATCAACTAGAAGACACGCCAACTGATAGTGCTGATGAAGAAATTGGTAACTTTGCAACATTTAACCCTTTGAATAACACACGGGATGGGGGAGCTACTCTATCTAATGGCAACTTAAATTACTCAGCAACGGCTGGTAACTCTGAAGTTCCCGGAACAATTGTTATCCCTGAAGACACAACAGACACATGGGTTATTGAGTTTACGAATGTTAGTCTTGGGTCAAACAGACCAGCCGTAGGTCTTATCCAGAACAGCATAATCGGTGTTGCTGGTGTTACTGGTGGTGCCAGTGAAGTTGCATATAATAACGGCGGGATAACGATTGACACAGTTGGGCAAGGGTCAATTACGACAGATGCCACTATACGTTTTGAGTATAATGGCACAGATAATGAAGTTGAAGTATTTACGGCTGGTGTGTCTCGCGGGACTTACTCTTGGACACCCGCTGGACCGTTTACATTCTATGCTGCCCGTGCTGCTGGAACCGCAACCTGTTCAATAAATACAAACATTTCCTTAATGGAAGGGACCGTTACGGCAGGAGCAAAGTCCTTCGGCACCCAAAACCTACCAGCCCCAACAATCGCTGATGGTTCACAGCACATGAACACGGTGCTTTATACGGGTACGGGATCAGAGTTAGCCATAACTTCTCTTGATTTTACACCAGACTTTGTTTGGATTAAAAACAGAGATGCTACGGACAATCATATGCTTTACGATAGTGTTCGTGGAGCGACAAAGGATTTACATTCAAACACCCAAGATGCCGAAACAACAACAGCGCAAACTTTAAAGAGCTTTGACTCCGCTGGGTTTACATTAGGCACAGATGTCCAAGTTAACACAAACACCGAAGATTATGTAGCTTGGTGTTGGAAAGCTGGTGGTGCTGCTGTTTCAAACACTGACGGGACAATCACAAGTTCTGTAAGTGCCAACACGACGAGCGGTTTCAGTATTGTTTCTTATACGGGAAGTGGGACAGCAAGTGATACAGTGGGTCACGGGCTAAGTACTATTCCTTCTCTTATCATAGCAAGAAACAGAACACAATCGGGTTCTTGGTGTGTCACTCATGAGTCTTTGTCTGCGGATAAAGTTTTAAGATTCGAAGGAACCAACGCAGAAGGAGATATAGCAGATGGAGAATTAGACTCACCTCCAAATAATTCATCAACTTTTGGATTTAACAACGGGACATCAGGAACGCCTCTAAAAGCGGTAAACGCAAGTAGTATTCCTTATATAGCCTACTGTTGGTCCGAAGTCGAAGGCTTCTCAAAGTTCGGCAGCTATACAGGCAATGGTTCGGCTGATGGTCCCTTTGTCTATACGGGTTTTATACCTGCGTGTATTATATTTAAGAAAGTAAGCAGCACATCTAATTGGGGAATCTTTGATAACTCCCGTGATCCATATAATGAAGTCGATCATATTTTATTCCCCAACCTAACAAATGCAGAGGTAACACCCGCCTATGCTATGGATTTTCTTTCTAACGGTGTTAAGTTGCGAAATACGTCAGATATTGTGAACGTATCTGGCCAGACATACATTTACATGGCATTCGCCGAGCAACCTTTCCAAGGCGCTGACGGTGTAACACAAGCACGGGCTAGATAACAATGATAGCTGAATCTCTTGCAGCGTTTGCCTTAGTTAAAGGGGCCGTTGATGCTGTTAAGTCAGCGGTCGATACGGCTCAAGACGTACAGGGAATTAGTGCAGGACTTGATGCGTTGTTCCATCATCGTGATGCGGCTGCACGAGAGCTTAAGAAGAAAGAGAAACCAACTAAACCTAAGTCAAAACTACACAATTTCTTTAGTAAGAAGACAGGTGAAGATACAGAAGACGAACTAAGCGTCGGTGCCGTTGCTGCTATGGTCTTAGAGCAGAAGAAGATAGATAGAGATATACTTAATTTAGGTATTCGTATTGATAATAAATTTGGTGAAGGCACATGGGATGAGATTCTAGTTACTCGTAAAGCATTACTTGAAGAGCGTAAAGAGAAGCGTAAGAAAGCGAAAGAAGCAGCGGCTGCACAGGCATTAGAAGATGAAGCGTTTTACGATAAAATTATTAGGTGCATTATTGAAGCTGGTAAGCTGATAGCTATTTTTATAGGAGTAGGTATATCAGGTGCTGTTATCTGGATGAATAGATGTACTGGAGGAGATTGTTAAATATGGAATTTGGAGTACGAGAGCTTATTCAATTTGGTACATTACTTGCGTCTTTAGCAGGAGCATTTGCAGTTGTTAAATCACAAGTATCTAGAATTATGGAAGATATCGCTAAGT